CCCTGATGGTATAGCGAAGTGTGTTGGCGCAACCCCACTAGTCGCAGCCATGCGCTGCTATGTGGCAAGCAAACTGGGTGACGAAGTACAACTACCGGAGGTGGTGTATGAACAGCAGTCAGATAGCTAAGCAAGTAATACGCGACATCAAGCGTATTCTTCAGCAGCAAAAAGGCACGACAACCGAGCGCGAGTATCTGTTCGCGCACATGAACCACATCAAAGGGAGACTAGGATGGAGATAAGGAAGATTCACGAGCCAATAGACGCGCGTCCGCTGGAATCAGGGGCAGTGCAGAAACTGTATCGCTTTGCCAACAACTACGGAGCGTCCGTGGTCAAGGGAGAGCATACCTACGGGGGCGATGAGGGGCTGTGGGAACTCGCGGTTCTCAAGTTCAAGACCGATGGGGACTTTGTGCTTGACTATTCAACACCGATCACGGAAGACGTGGAGGGTCACTTGACTGACGATGCGGTAGAAGAATTGTTAGACAAGATCGAGGCACTGCCGTTCACCGCGCCGATCAACGAGGGCAATGAAGCGGTACACAAGAGGGTACACAAGGACATCAACGGCATCGACAACACGGAGATACATAAATGAACTACGAAATACTAGCGATTGCCTTGGGCATCTGGAACATAACGCTTCAGCTACGCCTGAACTCTAAGCGCAAGCAGACCCAACGTCTAATGTACTCATTGGACAGAATCGCGCAGAAGAAATGGAAGATCATCACAACCGACACAGGGTTCGACGTGATTGACCACGAGGGGGATCGCGTCTTGGCAATCCTTGATAAAGGCAAAAAGCATGGGTAACTGGCTTCTATTTATCGCTGGCGCTCTGATGTGTCTTGGCGCGGTATTGGCGCATTTATACATCTACTAAAAAACCCGAGTAACTCCATTGACTAATATGTCAACTTATGGTATACTTATAGTTAGTAGGGAGAGCAACGTAGGCAACGTCGTAGATTAACGATTCACCATAACCTGAAAGGTAATTACATGAACATCTCACTAAACAAGCCGCAGCACATCACGTCGCTGGCAACCGCTGGTTTGCTGGTCGCAGTCGAGGTCAACGTCTGGTCGGCAACCAAGCAAGACCGCGCCATCAGCAATGAGGTTACTACCGCAAAGAAAGCTGATAGCAACGCGGGCCGGTTCGTCAAAAACCTGCTTGCCAACAACATCGATCACAAGAACCTGCTGAACTATCGTCAGACTATCTATAACTGGATGGTGCGTACCACGTACCCGTGGAACAAGTCGCAGGATTTCCTGCCGCACGTCAGTCTGCCCAAGTTCATGCAAGAGTTTCATAACCATCAGGCAGAGTTCACCAAGCTGCTCGATACATTCTGCGCAAACTACGCAACCACCGTGTCCAACATGGCGTTCGCACAAGGCGACATGTTCAACCGCAACGACTATCCGGACGTGTCCGAGGTGCGTAGCAAGTTCGGCGTAACACTATATACAAGCGAGATTCCGGTGGGCGATTATCGCTGTGCGATTGCTCAGGACTTGGCTGATGACTTAAACAATCATTACAACAAGCAAGCCGAAACAATCGTTCAGGGTATCCTGAATGATCAAGTAGAGCGTTTGGTCGATGTCATGGAAAGCCTGTCGCATTGCTGCGGTGTGGATGAGTATCTGGCTAAGGACGGCGAGATGAAGCAGAAAAAGCGCAAGATATACGAGGGCACGGTCGAGAAAGCTAAAGAGTATTGCCGTGTCTACAAAGACTTTAACCTGACGGACGATGCCAAGCTATCTGAAGCAATCAATCAGTTGGACATGGCACTGCGCGGTATCAATGCCGATATGCTGCGTGACTCTGACGCAGCGCGTTCGCAAGTCAAAGACGAGATGGAGGACATCCTCTCGAAGTTCGCACCACGTAACATCTAATTAACGATTCACCACAACCTGAAAGGTAATAGCCATGTCTAAAATAAACTTTGCTGATGCAGTCACTATCGAACAAGCCGCATCGATTATCCCTGTCCTCTCTGCAACGCATGAGGGAGAAGATTCACACGTCACACCGATCTTACTCAGCGAACCCGGCGTAGGCAAGACATCGACTCTGAAGCTGATCGAGAAGCAGTTGGGCGACGGTTACGACTACATCTATGTGGACTGCCCGTCGAAGGATTACATGGACATCGCTGGCACGATTCCGAACCACGAGACCAAAGCGTTGGAGCAGTACATCGGTGGGCTGTTCAAGATGGATAGCGGCAAGCCGAAGGTCATCATGCTTGACGAGGTGTTCAAGGTTCCCAAGCTGATGGGTGTGTTGTTTACCCGATTGATGCTAGAGCGTAGCGTCGGCGACCGAGCGTTGCCCGTTGGGTCAATCGTGTATGGCACATCTAACAACGGAAGCGATGGCGTGGGCGACAACATGCAAGCGCATCAGGCTAACCGTGTGTGTCTGCTGCCGATGCAAAAGCCCGACTGGCGGCAGTGGTGCAAGTGGGCGGCAGAAAATGGCGTGAGTTCTACGCTGCGCGCGTTCGTTGCGATGAATCCCCGCATCTTGGCGTCGTACCGTGATGGCGGTCAGGAGAACAACGAGTTCATCTTCAACCCAACCAAGCCACAGCAGTGCATATCGTTTCCTTCACCGCGTTCGCTGTTCAAGTCTAATCGCATCGTCATGAACAGAGACACTATCGGTTCAGGGGCGGCTGAAGTGGCACTTGCCGGTACTATCGGACTCCCTGCCGCAAAGGCATTATCCGTTTTCATCGACATGGAGAAGCAGTTGATCCCTGTCAAGGACATCGTTGCTAACCCAGCGGGTGTACCCATGCCGGAGGACGTAGCTGCACTGTGCATGATCATGTTCAATGCAACCGATGAGATACAAACACAGGATGAGTTGTCGTCGTTCATGACGTTCGTCAAGCGTATGAATCAGAGCGAGTTGCAGTCGATCTTTTTCACCATGCTCATGGGCAACAAGCGTACCGTCAAGTTGGCATCGAACAACGATGACATCAAGGCGTGGACGAAAGACAACTACAAGTACCTGTAATCTAGGAGAACAACATGGCATACCTAACAGACGAGGAGCGCCTGAAGAAGAGTCACATCATTTTGATGCGGCATCCTGAGACGGCGTTGTACGGCAGCGTAATGATGATGGGCGAGAGTGCCGTAGAAGATGGTATCCCCACGGCCTACACAGATGGTGAGAACAAGAAGTATGGTCGGGAGTTCATGTCTAAGCTGACGGATGAGGAGGCGCGGGCGTTGATCATGCACGAGAATCTGCATGTAGCGTTGATGCACATCCCACGTCACAAGGACTTGATGAAGGAAGACGGGATGCTGGCTAACGTAGCGATGGACATCGTGGTCAACAACATCATCGACAACCTGACAGACAAGTCACTGTGCAAGCTACCGAGCAGTGCAATCCTTGATCACAAGTTCGATGGCTGGTCAGTGCGTGAGATATACAACGATCTCAAGAAGCAGAACCCGCAACGTGGACAAAGCCGGACACAGCCGGACGGTAGCGGACAATCTAACGATTCAGGTCAGGGTGAAACGATAAACATCAACGGCAAGCAAGTCACCGTGCAGGGTGGAGACGAGCATGACGGAACAGGTGTCAACCCTACGCCTGAGCAAGCCAAGGAGTTCGAGGAGCGGGTCGGTCGGGCATTACGTGAGGGCGGCATTCTTGCTGGTCGCCTTGGCGCTAAGGTTCCCCGTGAGGTAAGCGCATCTCTGGACAAGCCAATCGATTGGAAGGAGGCGATGCGCGACTTTGTGTCTACTGCGGTGCGTGGCAAGGACGAGTTGACGTGGCGGCGGTTCAATCGCAGCCTCTTGGCTAATGACATTCTTGCGCCAAGCGTAGAGTCCGAGACCATGACCGAGGTTCTCTTTGGCGGTGACACATCAGGGTCTATCACTCAGGAGATGATTGGCAAGGCAGCGTTTCAGTTGCAGCTAATTTGCGATTCAGTCAACCCTGAAACGGTACGTATCCTGTGGTGGGATACCGAGGTGCATGGTGAGCAGGTGTTCAGCGGCGGTGTTAACAACGTCAAAGACATTATCAAGCCAGTGGGCGGCGGCGGTACGCGCGTCTCATGTGTGTCGGAGTACATCAAGCAGAAAGGTTACAAGCCAGACTGCGTGGTGATATTCACTGACGGGTATGTGGAAGATAACATCGAGTGGGACATCGGTGTAGAAACTCTTTGGCTAGTCACAGAGAATCGTAACTTCGTTCCGCCCAAAGGCAAGATGGTCAAGATCGATAAACTTTGAAAGGTAAATCATGAAAACATTCATTCACCCATTCGCAGTGAAAGTCACTGAGGAAGTTGTTGTAGCTAACAAAGCGTTCCCGCTTGTGCGGGAGTTGGCGCACAAGTATGACCTGATGGTACTCGCACTGAGCGAACGCATAGACCGTAGCTTGGACATACTCTACATGTCACGCGCTGACGGTATTCCGATCTGTAAAGTATTCTTTATGGAGGATAAGGGAGCGTTCGCCATTCGTAACTGCATGATGGCTAAAGATCGTGGGCGCTCAAGCGATGACAAGCTGACTTACTTTGGTAAGAGAGTTTCTTTTGTGATGAAGACTATTGAGAAGGAAGGTCTCATCCCGAAAGATACAAAGACGTATTTTGATAACGCACTTACGAGTCCAATCCTTGCCGCAGTTGACAGCTTGTCATCGTCATACGGTGAGGTGCGCAAAGGCAACAGCATAAGTGGCGAGATCATGCACAGCTTGATTGAGATAGCTTTTGGCAATCGACATCTGTCTACCCTATCAGCAGAATCAATGACCAAAGTACAATCCGCACTTGACAAATACAGAGATGCAGATAAAACTAGAGTCGAGCGTCAACAAGAGTTGAACGAGACGTTTAGCAATCCGGTGTGGGCAATTTTCTATGATGATGCCGATTCGTTTTGCGTTGGCAAGATGAAGTTGTCTCCGATGTGGAATAGCGCAAATGAGACAACACCGTCCTCTTTGGACATGAGTATCGTTGAAGACTTTCGTCGCGTTGCGGATGTGACTGAGATACCCGAGTTGATCCCGACGATGGCGATGCTGAAGACTTCAATAGAACAAGCAAGACCGGATATTAAATACAACTTCGTTGGCGACAGCGGGTTCTTTCCTACTAACTGGACGGGCGTGTCGAATAGCTTGCGTGTAATGACAGTTAACGCTGGCGATAGATGGAGCAGCAAAATGTTACTCAAACCCAAAATGTTAATGGTCGCAATATGAATGTGGATACAGAAGATACACCGATTGATGTTTATACCTATGTCATGGAAGGTGGGCTTGTCGTACAAAGCCTGTCCCCAATGGGGCATGAGTTCGGTGAGGGGCTGTATCGTGTACCTGTTCAGATAGAAAACGAACAGCACACGGTGTACGTAGGCGACAACCACAAACGGATGTTCGATGCAGATTCTTTACCAGACTTTCTGAAGCACAAGCTGGCGATGATTACCGTTTCAGGTCAGGGTGAACTGTTAGATGAGCGGAGCCTCACTAGGCTGCATCTGTTTGCAACGAAGCGAGGTGATCTTGAATGTGTCGGTTGGCGTGTGTCCCCTAGCTTCTATGTTGTAGTCATGACTGATGCTGAACTTGAATCATTGAAGGGTATAAGGTGACACCTGAAGGTAAAGTAAAAAAGATCGGACGCGCCATAATGACCAAGATGGGGATGTACCATTTCCCCGCGTTTTCTGGTGGTTATGGGCGTTCGGGTGTCCCTGATGACATAGGCTGCTATCAGGGTGTTTTTGTTGCAGTGGAGTACAAAGCGAAGGGCGGTAAGCCAACCGCTCTTCAATTAAAAAACATGGACGACATACGCAAGAGCAAAGGCATAGCGTTACTTGTGGATGAGACAAACGTTCATCAGTTAGAGGAGTTAATAAATAATGAAATTCAAAGTCGTGGGTAAAGAAAGGCTGATCGTACCTGATGTAGAACACGATCAGCGTATGAGTCCGCTAGACAATTTTCGGTGGACATCTGGGGCAAATGTACAAGCAGTATGGCGCAAGCACGGGTGGGTTCCTCCATCAGAGCATCGCACTGATTATCTTTTTATTAAAAACAGAGAGGCCAAATAATGAAAAACGGAATGAGCGTAAGAAAGTTTTTAAAACAGAATCCCAAAGCAGCGACCAAGGCCGTGATGAGGGCAACCGGCGCGTCAGCTAGTAGTGTTTATTCCATGCGTTGGAAGATGCGGCAAGAAGCAGAACCTTCAGTGGTGCTGCGTTATCCACTCCCACCAAAGACTCGTATGCTAGGGTGTGGGGACTCTCCAATCACTGACAAGACCGAGTTCATCATGCCTGATCCGGTCAATCATCCAGCACACTACACTACAGGTGGTGTCGAAACCATCGATTTCATCGAAGCCAAAAAGCTCAACTATAACTTGGGTAACGTGGTGAAGTACATTACACGAGCCGACCACAAGGGCAATCGCATCGAAGACTTGCAGAAAGCCAAGTGGTATCTAGAGCGTGAGATTCTTTCCGCACACATCTGATCTGTATAGCGGTTCAGGTTACCCTGAACCGCTGTTTCCCCGAGGTATATGAACATGCAATGCCCCAAATGCAACGCTGGTAGTAACGTGTCCACTACAGTTCGATTAGATAAAGATACTAAACGTCATCGCAAGTGTAAAGCGTGTGGCAATAATTTTGTAACCATAGAATCGATTATCGAAAGCTTATCCGTAGGCAGACCCGTTAAACAGAAGCCAGTTCCCGACCCTAGAGGTATATACACACCTAGCGATGCCGTATCGTTGAAAATGCAGAAGGTTGAAACACGGCGAAAGAACGAAGATCGCGTCGCAAGCTATTACATAGAGGATGAGTATGATCATTGAAAGCGTCAGTTTTAACCGCGTGTGGTATTGGATTAATGTTCTGTGGGCTAAGTCTCTCGCCGCGTTCGTCATGTTCTTTATCGGCATGTGGATAGGGCAAATACAAACCGAGAACCGCATTACATCCGACTGCAAGTTCGCTGGCGCGTTCCGTGTCGAGATTCAAGCGTACAACTGTCAACGGAGGATTTGATGAGAGTGGGGTACATAAGTTTTTATTCAGGCGGAACTACACTTTTCTTGACGGATGAATTTAGAGATTCAAATGTAGTGACGCGTTTAGACATTCTAAGAGATTTAAAGTATTGGGTAGACGCCCATTACAGCGACGCGCGTAAAGAATGGTATGCCGGACGTGAGAAGAAAGGGGAAATAAGAAAGCAGAGAGCGCAGCAGAGGGCGTTTCAGGCGCACGATCTCAGGAAAAAAGCGATGACTTATAAAGCAGTAGGCGAAGAAATGGGCATATCATCCACCCGCGCTCAACAGCTTGTAAGAAAAGCCGAACGGATTATAGAACGCGAAAAAAGGTGGAACAAAGAATGAGATACGAGGTGTACGACGAGGAGGGCAAGCTGTTCCGCAAATTCTGGGAACGACATGAAGCAGAAAAGTTTTTGCAGACAGACTGGAAGTTAGTAGTAAAGGCGAAGCACAAAGAAGTTAAACCCACAACCGAAACCCACGGCACAGCACTGTGGTAAAGAAAGGAAAAAACTATGAGTGAAAGAATGAAAAACGCGATGGCACTTGCGGAACAGTGCTGGAAAAAAGCTAATGACGTGGAGCCTGAGTTTGTAGAGGAGTACTTGCGCCTCGCTGAAGAGTATTTAGGCACAAAACCAGCGGTTCAAGGCGATGAATTTCGCGCACACTGTGCTGCTAACGGGCTACGTAGACCATTGACCTTGCACCCAAATGTATGGGTATCCGGAGTAAAAGCTTTGAGGAGTATTGGATGGATTACTCCAATTAAAAAAGTGGAGCCGTCCAAATCACATAATCACATGCCAAGCGTCACTCTCTGGCGAAGCGAAATTTACTACGACAACTTTAAAGGTAGAAATGAAGCCGCCTGAGATCGTAGCCGTGGCGTTCTACGTAGCGATTGCCGTGTTCAGTTTGTACTATGGCGCAAAAGTTATTTCAATGGAGCCGTATCCAATGTGCGGGGTAGCTGAGATAAGCCCAGACTTTAGCGCAGAGGACAGGGCACGATGCAGACAGATGAGGGGGCATAAGTTATGACTGTCACAAATAAAAGGCTGGTTGAGATATTGACCACGGCGATGGAGAAACCTGAGATAGCAAACGCGCTGATACAGCGAGTGATAAACACACTGAATAAACAGCCTGAACAGCCGGACTTTTCAAAAGCTGGCTTTGGAAAGCCACAGCGCGAAGAAGGCTGCGCCGAATGCGGCAAGAAATCATCGGACGGTTGGGCGCTGTACTGCGTCAAGTGCACTGAACGCGCGTGGGTTGGGCTGACGGATGATGAAATTTTAGAGGAGTATAGGCAATCGTATGGCGATGATGGGGATTTGACTGACGTTTATTTTGCCCGTGCCATCGAAGCCAAGCTTAAGGAGAAGAACAGTGCCTGACGTAAAACTATATGACTACCAGCGAGAGCCGCATAACCCGCGAGTTCAGTGGACAGTTAGTTACGCGATGCCGGAACGCAAGGCAACCACGCTACATTGCAAAGCGCCGTGGGTTGATGACAACATACTCTGCTGTTACTACGACGGTAAAGATAATCTTATTGGAGTGCGGTTCGTTCATAAAGACGGGGCGTATGTGGACTTGATAAAAGTGGAGGACTTATGATCGACGCAAGAAAATTACAGTGTTACACGATGGCGTACAGGTTGCGCGGGTACGCCGAGGGACTGGACGAAGACAGGCATGAAGCGTTAGTTTCTATGCTGATGAAAGCAGCAATGTTATTAGAAGAAACGTGGGACGATTACCAATCCACATTACCACCAGACCAACGAGTAGGGAGTTAAACATGAAAGCATTTCCAAACGTATCAAACCAACAGGGCATGGACTTGCGCGATTACTTTGCAGCGAAGGCAATGCAAGGGATGTTGGCTAACAAAGGGGTTATATACAACAAGAACGCGGATGCAGATGATAAAAGCGGAGCGGAACGTGCGTACAAAATAGCAGACGCAATGATGAAAGCGAGAGAACTCTAATGAGCTTAGTCACCCTTGACTGGGAAACCTACTACGCCACAGGGTTTGGGTTCAAGAACCTGACCACTGAGGAATACATCCGCGACAAGCAGTTTGAGGAGATTGGTGTGGGCATCAAGATCGATGACGCACCGGCGTACTGGGTTTCAGGTACACATGAAGAGATAAAGAAACATCTGACGGAAGTGACAGACTGGTCGGACGCCGCCCTGCTCTGTCACAACACCCTTTTCGACGGGGCGATACTTGCTTGGCGATTCGGTATCCACCCCGCTTTTTATTTAGACACACTGTGCATGGCTCGTGCGCTTCATGGTGTGGATGCAGGTGGAAGTCTCGGCGCGTTGGCTGAGCGTTACAAGATTGGTGTGAAGGGCGATGAGGTAAACAATGCTTTGGGCAAGCGCAGGGCAGACTTCACACCCGTAGAGTTGGCGCGTTACGGTGAGTACTGCAAGAATGATGTAGAACTCACTTACAAGTTGTTTCACATGATGGCCCCGCACTTTCCCGGCGATGAGATAAAACTTGTAGATATGACGCTGCGCATGTTTCTTGAGCCTGTCTTCACAGTGGACGATGCGCTGCTAGTTCAGCGCTTGGAAGACTTGAAGAAAGAGAAGAATGACCTGCTGGCAACCCTGAAAGTAAAACTGGAGTGCGAGGATGAAGAAGCTGTTAGAAAGAAGCTGGCTAGTAATAAGCAGTTTGCAGAACTTCTTAGAGGATTGGGTGATCCCACAGTGGTTCCTCCTACAAAAATCAGCCCGGTTACAGGAAAAGAAACATTCGCTCTGGCAAAGAACGACGAGGGATTTATTGCATTATCGGAACACGAGAATCCACTTGTCCAGCAATTGTGTGCAGTCAGACTTGGTACTAAGTCAACTCTGGAGGAGTCTCGGATCACACGATTCATCGACACCGGAAAACGAAATCGAGGGCTACTGCCCATCCCCCTTAAATATTACGGTGCACATACTGGGCGATGGTCTGGTTCAGACAAGGTTAATTTCCAAAACCTTCCTAGTCGAGATAAGAAAAAGAAAACCCTTAAGAATGCCGTTCTCCCACCTGACGGATGGGTGGTCATTAACTGTGATTCCTCCCAGATCGAGGCACGAGTGCTGGCATGGTTGGCAGGACAAGACGATGTGGTGCAGCAATTCGCCAGCGGTGAAGATGTCTATTCTATCTTTGCTTCCAAAGTCTACAGTCGCACCATAACCAAGAAGGATGCAGAGGAACGCTTCGTTGGGAAGACCTGCATCTTAGGACTAGGCTATGGCACTGGCTGGAAAAAGTTACAGCACACGCTAGGCACAGCACAGCCAATCAGCGTTGCGCTACCCGACGAGGAGTGTCAGTCCATAGTAAAACTTTATCGAGATGTTAACGACAATATTATTTTGCTATGGAAGGAATGCGACAACGCGTTGACGGAACTAGCCAACTGGGATGCTAAGTCCAAGCCGTTTTATCTGGGGCTGCACGAAGCGTTGCGCGTAACCAGCGAGGGTATTGAGCTACCCAATGGGCTAATGATCCGCTATCCGAAGCTGCACTATGACACGAGCGAAGCCAAGTCCCAATACAAGTACAAGTCACGTAAGGGTGTGATCAGTATCTGGGGCGGCGCAGTAGTTGAAAATGTAGTCCAAGCGTTGGCTAGGATTGTGGTAGGCGAACAGATGCTTGCTATTAATGAAAGGTATCGAGTCGCACTGACTGTCCATGACGCGGCGGTGATCGTGGTTCCAGAGGCGGAGCGTGAAACAGCTATGGAATTCATCGTTGAGAAGATGTCCATTCCACCGGCTTGGGCTACAGGTTTACCGGTTGCATGTGAGGCAAAATGGGGGCATAGTTATGGAGAGTGTTAACAAATAAAGGTATCCCATGCAGCCAATCAAGTGGTCGTTCTCAGGTCTCAAACAATATATTAATTGTCCAAAGCAGTATCACGAAGTAAAGGTACTTAAAAACTATGAAGTCAAACCGACACAACAAATGCTTTACGGCACTAGCGTCCATGAAGCGTTGGAGAACTACGCGAAGGACGGTACAGAGTTACCCCACAACTACAAGAGGTTTGCGCCCTTGGTTGACCCACTGTTGGAGATCGATGGTGAACGGTTTCCTGAACATCAAATGGCGCTAGATGAGAACAAGCAACCCTGCGAGTTTCATTCTAAAGAGTATTGGGTAAGGGGTATCGTTGACTTGATGATCATCTCAGGGGATACAGCGTTCATCGTTGACTACAAGACAGGCAGCGACCGATACCCTGATGTAAAACAGTTAAGGCTGATGGCGTTGATGACTTACGCGCACTTCCCGCAGGTAGAGAAGATCAAGGCGGGGTTGATGTTCGTGATGCACAACAACTTTATAACAGAAGATTATCACCGTGGGCAAATTCCGGCGTTGTGGAATAGCTTTAATGGTGACCTTGAGCGCATGAAGGTGTCATACGAGAACGACATGTGGCAGATGAATCCTACGCCACTGTGTGGGTGGTGTCCGGTCAATACGTGTGAGCATCATAGGAGTCGATGATGAAGCTGGTAAAAGATAGTTTTGAGTGGAGAGACCCAAAAACTACCTTTAATTCCCCTAATCACCCACGGCGTTGGTTTCATTGTAGAGAAGTAATAATGCCAGAGGGTGCGGGAGGTAGGATTGTGACTGTATATAATCACGAGATACACGGAGCAAAAAATGCCATACATAAACAAACCAAGGCCGTATGATAAAGAATACCAACAAGAGAAGGCGCGGGGTGAACACCCTGACCGCATGGAGCGTCAACGCGCACGTCGAGCGATGGACAAGAAGGGGACGGATGCCAACGGCAATGGTAAAGCAGACAAGCGTGAAGGCAAAGACATAGCGCACAAGAAAGCTTTATCAAAAGGCGGTAGCAATAAAGACTGGGTGATGATACAGTCAGCGTCCGCGAATCGTTCTTTCAAACGAGCAGCCTCTGGTGCGTTAATGTCAGAGACAAGCAAGCGCGAAAGAAAGAAGTAAGACTACGGGCGAAAACGGAAGTGCTGGCAGGAGACTTTGGTCAGTTCACTCCGCACGGAAGTAAGTAGCCCACCAACAAGGTGTTTGCCGTAAGGTGTGAGTGGGCGGGGGTTTTTCCGCAAGGGTTTCCCCCCATTAACCGCATCAGTTATTTAGTGTCTACCCTTTCTTGCAATACTCCTTGACACGGATGTAACCGACTAACCCCCGTAAGGGGTCACGTTAACTTTACAGTGAGGCAAAATTGAATGATATTAAGTTTACAGTCGTAGACGACGCTGCCCTACAGTTTCGCGCACCCAATCAAGTTGCGAATCAAATCCTAAATTACGTTAAGAAGAGTGAGATTCTTGACCGAGGCGATGACGAGACCGAGCTTCTCGTTTACTGGGGGAACGACGAAGCGTCTTTCTTAGCTGACTCCTTTAGCTATAACAACATCCCTTCACCCATACTCCGAGACTACAACTGGCCGGGTCTGTTTACGCCGTTCGACCACCAGAAAACTACCGCCTCATTCCTAGCCAATCGTCGGCGCGCGTTCTGTTTCAACGAAGCGGGTACAGGTAAGACTTCATCAGTCATCTGGGCGGCTGACTATCTGATGTCCTTGGGGTTGATCAAGCGTGTGCTCGTGGTGTGTCCGATTACAATCATGTATTCCGCATGGCAAGCCGACGTGTTCAAAACAGCTATGCACCGAAGCATAGGCGTAGCTTACGGCCCTGCCCCGAAACGTAAAAAAATATTAAACGGTGAGTACGACTTTATCGTCACTAACTATGACGGAGTCGGCATCCTGCACGAAGAGATTAAAAACGGCGACTTTGATCTGATCGTGGTTGACGAGGCCAACGCTTACAAGTCCACAAGCACCGTGCGCTGGAAGCTACTTGCCAAGCTGATCAAACCTGAGACCCGATTATGGATGCTGACTGGCACACCGGCATCGCAGTCCCCGCTCGATGCGTTCGGCTTAGCGCGTTTGGTTGCCCCACAAAGGGTTCCGAAGTACAGCACAGCGTGGCGGGACAAGGTTATGAATCAGTTAACGCGGTTTAAATGGGTTCCCAAACCGATAGCTAGACAAACTGTATTTGACGCATTACAACCAGCAATTCGATTCTCCAAAGCCGAATGCCTTGACTTGCCAGAAGTGTTGTATCAGACACGAGAAGTGCCACTGACCATGCAAGCTGCCAAGTATTACAAGGTGCTGAAAGAAGACATGTTAGTTGAAGCAGCCGGTGAGCAGATAAGTGCAGTAAATGCAGCGGCGCGCCTTAGTAAATTGTTACAAGTGTCAGGTGGCGCAGTGTACTCCGACACAAGGGAAGTCATTGAGTTCGACATAGCACCACGGCTGAGAGCATTAGACGAAGTGTTGGAGGAGACAGTCAACAAGGTGCTGGTGTTCGTGCCGTTCACTCACACTATTGAACTTGTTTCACGGCATTTAACAGAGAATGGCGTCACCAATGAAATAATTAACGGAGCGGTATCTGCTGGCGAACGGCAACGCATAGTCAATAGGTTTCAAACGGCGACAGACCCACGAGTGTTAGTTATTCAACCTCAAGCAGCATCACACGGTGTTACGTTGACTGCTGCCGACACTATCGTTTTCTGGTCTCCTGTTATGAGTGTAGAAACATACATACAGTGCATTGCACGTATTGATCGCGTGGGCCAGAAGAATCGTATGACAGTGGTTCACCTACAAGGTTCGGAAGTAGAACGAAGGATGTACAAGATGTTGCAAGGCAAAGTTGATTCACACGAGAAACTTGTTGATTTGTATAAGTCGGAGATGGAGGGAAGCTATGAATGATATGGAAGAATTAGTTAAAACCTACTTGACTATTAGGAACGAGCGTGAAAAGATTGAGGCTGAATTTAAAGAGCAGGACGCTGCACTAAAAGCCGAGATGGCGACACTAGAGCAAGCGATGTTGGCGGGGTGCAATGAGATCAAGGCAGACAGTATCAGAACCCCTCATGGCACCATTATGAAAAAACTTTCAGAAAGGTTTACTTGTTCAGACCGCGATAACTTCAACAAATTCGTGCTTGAGCATGGCGCTGTTGAATTGTTCGCTGCACATTTACACCAAAGTAATTTTAAAGAATTCATGTCTGAGCGGCATCATGAAGGTTTACCGCCCGGTGTGAACGTGATGCGTGAATTTACCATCACAGTTAAGAAGCCCACAGTTAAATTAAGTTAAGGAAAAATTATGAGCACAGAACTCGCAACCATTTTGGCAAACAACCCACTGATGATTCAGACGGGTGTTGATGAAGATACCACAGCGGTAGCTGGCGGTGGTGGTAATCAGACTAAGCGCCTTTCAATCAAGGGCGGTGTGTTCCGTAAGATGGTCGGTGGTAAGGAAGTCGGTGCTATCGAAGACCGTCACATGAACATTATCTTCGTGAAGATGGCACACAGCGCGTCGCGTCAATGCTACGAGGGTACATATGAAGAAGGAAAAGTCGCATCACCCGTTTGCTGGTCTAACGATTCCGTTAAGCCTGATGCTGATGTTGAATCTCCCTGCGCTCCGTCTTGCGACGTCTGCCCTAATTCCGCAAAAGGTTCTAATGATTCGGGTGTTGGTGCGAAATGCAAGCTGTCATGGCGTACCGCTGTCGTCCTCCCGCAAGACCCTAGTGGTGACGTATTGGAATTCGTTGTCCCGGCAGCATCGACTTTTGGCAAGGAAGAGAATGGACGCTGGCCTTTTAAAGCATATATAGGAATGCTTGCGAACAACAACGTGTCGAAAGGTCGTGTTGTGACTAAGGTTCAGTTCGATACCAAGGTGCAGTTTCCTAAAGTGTTGTTCTCCCCATCGGGTGCAGTTGACCCCAACGACTACGACACCGTTGCCGCACAGGGTAAGACTCCGGCTGCTGAAGCTGCGATCAAGCTGACTGTGTACAAGAAGAAAGAAACAGGGGAAGAAGTGTCAGTGGCAGAACCGACAGTGCGTGAATCAACCAAACGCGCTCCGGCACAAGCAACAGATGCTACTGATGTAATTAAAAAGTGGACTAAGAAAGCATAAGGAGAACCATGTCGCGGCCATACAGTACGAAGTTTTTGAGTGAGCTAGATAGCGTGGATGACACCTACCGCATTGGTTACAGAATGGCGAAGCTGTGTGTAGCAGCAAACCTGCCAGCCAAGTATGTAGCTGAAGCGGTAGAAGTTTCTCGCGCCACTGTTCATAACTGGTTTCGCGGCGCGGTGTTGCGTGGTAAAAACGAAGATATAGCTTTGGCTTTCATCAGGCTTATAGAGAAGGACTTGGAGGCAGGAGTATTACCCGTCAAGTCTGTGAAGGGAGCCAAAGCCTATATTGAAGACATGATTGGTAGACCGATTTAACGGGGAAAAGCGGATGCTGTGGAATAAGGCAGACAATTAATAAGTGCGAATTGTTAGTTGTCATAGCGCACCTCGCTAGGGGGTGTTGCCGAATATCTTGGCTATAACAGACGTAGCGAGTACCCCACCCATTAACTAGGCAGGAGAAATCCTGCCTTTCTTGTCTCTGCGGATATGATAAAACAATTTTACGAGAAAGCATTGCCTTCGCAGGGCGTCTACTGTGTGGCAAAGATAGACAACAAACGCACCACACAGAGATTTGCGGAGTCCATAGATGATGTCGAAAATCTTGCAAGACAGTTTGCGCTGGAAAAAGCTAACGTCTACGTCGCCCTTGCATCCTTCGACGGTTATTCAAGGAAGGCAGAGGATGCGCAATTCCTACGTTCATTCTTCATCGACTTGGATGTTGGAGTATCAAAGGCACAAGTTAAACGTGGCTATGTATCTCAATCCGAGGCGCATATTGCCCTACAAGTCTTCTTGGCTAGAACAGAATTACCGCCCCCCGTCATCGTCGATTCTGGCACAGGAGTACATGCCTATTGGTTCTTCGACAGGGACATTCCTGCTAAAGAATGGAAGCCGTACGCTGAGAAATTCAAGGCGCTATGTATCGAGAACGACTTATACATCGACCCAGTTGTTACAGCAGATGTGGCGCGGATCATGCGCTGTCCTGAGACGTTTAATTACAAGACTACTCCACCTAGTAAGTGCGAAGTAATCACTGACGAACTGCCTGTCTACTCGTTCGATGAGTTTAAAGAATTCTTAGGGATAGTAGAAGAAACGCCAGCGGAAATCCTAAAGAACCTGCCAAAAGGTTTGGACGAGGATACCAAGGCGTTGATGAAGCTCGACAATCAGGAGACCTCCTTTGAAAAAATTGCCATTAGAAGTCTGGAAGGCGATGGATGCGAACAAATCAAATGGGCAATTGAAAATTCTACAACTCTTCCGGAACCTGTCTGGACAGCCGTCTTATCCATTGCACAACATTGTATCGACCGCGATGAGTCTATCCATAGACTATCAGAGGATTATCCCGGCTATGATGCGGCAGAAACGGAACGCAAAGCTACACTGCGCCAAGGAAAACCCTATTCCTGCACAGTCTTCGACAACGAAAACCCCGGCATCTGCGACACCTGCAAGTACAAGGGCAAGTTTACCAACCCTCTCGCGCTCGGACGAATCATCAAAATTGCGCAAGCCCCTAAAGAGGACGCAGTTCGGCAGTACGAGAATCCCGAAGATATTCCAGCGAACGTAATCCCTGACCATCCACAGGCGTTGTTCCCCTACTTCAGGGGCGAGACAGGCGGCATTTACTATCAGCCGCCGCCCAAGGTGGACAAGAAGGGTAACAAGACAGAGCAAGACGCGCAGCTAATCTACCCCCATGAGTTGTTTCCGATACGCCGGATGTACAGCAAAATGGACGGCGAGATTTTGATGATGCGCCTTCTGTTGCCTAAAGACGCACCGCGTGACTTTATGATCACCACTCGAAGCCTGAATGCGTCTGACGAGTTCAAGAAGGCAATCGGTTTTATGGGTATCGTGGGTAACGCAGGTAAGCTACAACACATCATGGGATACATAATGAAATGGGGTCACTACTTGCAGACTCAGGCAGAAGCCGAGTTGATGCAGATGCAGATGGGCTGGACGGAGCCAGTAGGCGACGAGCGACTGGGCCGAGAGTATGTCATCGGTAACAGTTTAATTAAAGCAAACGGGAAGATTGTCCCAACGCCTGCGTCACCTATGGTTCGCAGTGTGGCAAAACACTTTGAGCCGAAAGGCAGCTTTGAAGTCTGGCGCGAATGCGCTCAGCAGTTGAACCGCCCAACGATGGAGATGCACGCGTTTGGCACGCTGATTGGTCTGGGTTCGCCTCTCATGCCCCTGACTTCTACACCGGGCGCGGTCGTTAGTTACACTGGTAAATCAGGCAACGGAAAGACCGGCGCGTTGTACGCAAACTTGAGCGTCTGGTGTAACCCAGTCGGTATCTCTGTGTTTGATGCAACGAATAACGGCTTGAACCAACGGTACGTGACTCTAAAGAACGCAGCGTTCGGCGTTGATGAAGCGCATACCCGTAAGCTAGAAGAACTCAGCAAGATGGTTCACGCTATCTCGCAGGGTAAAGCCAAAATCAGGATGATGGGGTCAATCAACGCTGAACGGGAGCATGAACTCTTAGCGTCGGCGATTGCCATGATGACCTGTAACGTGCCACTGCTGGATATGATTATGTCCAACAACTCTATGGCAACAGGCGAGATGGCGCGGATGATTGAGTTTCTTGTAATGAAGCCACAGCTATTGATCGACGAACCGAGCTTTGGCCCCAAAGTCTTTGACTTGTTCAAGTACAACTACGGTCACGCTGCGCGTAAGATTATCCCTGCCTACTTTACCCACGGCGAAGTAGCCTTGAAGCAGATGGTGGATGAGTGGATTGCCCGGTTTAAACGAGACTTTGGCAACGACGCGATCTATCGCTTCTATGAGAACATTATTGGGGCAACTATGGCAGGGGGTATGGTAGCCAACGAGTTTGGCATCATTGAGTATGACCTAGAGCGCATTTACGCTAAAGTCTGCGGTGAGATGATTAATATCCGAGATAAGGTGGTGAACCTTGGCGAGACCGATTACTCGTCGTTGATCGGTGACTTCATCAATAAATACTACACAGGCATTCTGGGCATCAACGACGGCAAGGTAACGATGGAGCCGAGAACTAGCCTTGTAGGAAGAATTGATTTAGCTACAGGTCTGGTCACTGTTTCCACAACTGAGTTTAAGAAGTATCTGACTGAGAAGCATGTTAGTTCACGCGAATTCGAGCAGAACATGCGGGAGAAGAAAATACTGGTCGATGTGAAAAAATCCCGCTTGGACGCTGGCTGGAAGCAAGCGCTGAGTATTCTTGATAAGAACATGAATGTGAACACCTATGTCTTTGCGACCCAAATCCCAGATGCTTTCTTTGCCGCCGATGGACATGGAGAAGCTAACGGAGGAACCTGAGTGGATTTTTCCGTATGACTATATGGCAATAGGGGAAAGTTTTTTTATTCCTACGCTGCGCCCTGCCCAGATGACCTACGTGGCGGACATCGCCGCCAAGAAGTCACGCATCAAAGTAAAGATATTTACCTGTGAGAAGGAAGGGCACCTAGGGGTACGTGTGTGGCGTACCGCCTAGGGTTCTACCCCGTAAGCTTTATACAAGTCAATTAGACGGCGCTTTTCAAAATCTTGCTGTAAGACTATATTTTTAACCAGCGCAGTGCGAGTACGTGGGTCAAGCCCTTCCATAGCCCGCCACTTATTTGCTTGTTCACGTAGGTCTTTAAGTCTGCCATTTACATCGTGATCGTACATCTTTGTTAGCATTTGGTCTAACGGGTTCTTAGCCATGTATTCAGAATACTCTAATGGGTGATCGGATTTAAGCATCTTCACGTATTTACTACGCTCTTCTAAGTCAGATTCAACCCGTGACCATTCCCTTGCATCGAAGTTAGCTTTTGTACCAAAGAAACTATCCAAAATCATAAGGTCGGTTTTAGGATTGAAATCTTTCTTATCGCTTGCCCAAAGTCGTACGTTATTAACGTTTTGCACCAAGCGCGTTGCACCGTCAGCGTAATTGTTTGCAAAGAAGTACAGCGAGTTGGGGCTGACATCATATCCGCTAAACTTTAGCCACCAGATTGCAGCGTCCTTGTATAGCTCTGGGATGTTGTCCCCGCCGGTATAAGCGTCACCGAGTCGTGATGTACGGTCGTTATAAATCTTACGGCCCAGAGCGTCCACGTTCATGGTGTATTCAACCAACGGACGCGCAAACGACGGCATCATAGAGTCGATCAAGAACGGTAGAGGCTTTTCAACCGGGTTTATACGTGACACGGGCAGAGGCAGGAACGAGTCCATGCCGATGACAAACATGTTTGAAATAAGATCGCCCGGTCGTGTGTTGCCATTAAATATGGAAGCCATCTGCGCTCCCATAGCAGCTAAGCCGCCAAGACCGAAGCCCCAAGGTATTTGCACTATTTTGTCCGTGCCGGGGATGGGGAATCGTGCAAAGCGAGTCCAACGGGACATATCGTCAACAGCAGTCTTGTTGCGACCTAGATCGTCATCGTCAGCCATCATCAAAGACATGAGGTATGCAGTTACGCCCATACCGACCAGCGCAACCGACATTACACGGGCACTCGTCTTTGCCTTAGAGTAATTCTCGCGGTAGGTGGCAACTGCTTCATCCATCTTGGCAAGCTCTGCTTTTAGCTCCTTCTCTTTAGTGGCACCTACTCCCTTTGACAACTCTTGCCGGATATTTGCGGCACGGGCGTACTCAGGTGTGCTTATCACAGCGCGTTCGACATTCATGTTGAGCGCCGGGGCTATTGCATCAATCGCGCGCACCGCGCCTGTGGCACTTGGTCTAAAGAACATGAAGAACGCGCCAAGCGCCTTACCCCACTGACCGACTTGTTCAAAGTTGGCTAGGTTCTTGGCGTAGGCAGAGGCAGTGACAATCGCTGCTTTTTCAATCTCAGCTTTGTTCTTAGTCGGGTCTTTCTTGGTAAGCCGTGCGATCTCATTAGCTTTGGTCACTCGGTATGACGCTACCCTAGCTGAGAGTTCGAAAGTATCGATCCACATGTCGAAGTACTTATCGATTTTTTCTTTCCCATTAAGA